CTATCCAAGCTAGTCAAGGAAGGGAAGATTCCATACGAGGGTGAAGGTAGAAACAAGAGGTTTAAAGAGGATGAGGTAGTACAGGCTCTGAAAGATTTAAGAGTCAAGCCTGAAGCACCTGCAAATTCAAAAAGCCTACACACTCTTCCACCACCAACAAAAGGTCAAAGCAGAGAAGAGTATAGTGAGCTTATAGAGAGTGAGCTTGGAGCTAATCCAACTCTTGCAGACAGTAAAACATTCCTGACCATTTATCAGGGAAAGATTGCACAGCAGAAGTTCGACATTGAAGCAGAAAAACTTGTCTACAGGGAAGAGGTTGAGCATAAGGCTTTTATGGTGGCGAGAGTAATCCGTGACCAACTACTCACTCTACCCGAAAGACTAAGTGGAGAGTTGGCTTCATCCACAGACCCGAAGGAAATCAAAGAGATTATGTACAAAGAGATAAATGCTGTGTTGATGTTCTTACACGAAGGGGAAGCTCTGTATGACTAATCCCGTTGAGATAGGAGTACGAAACGCTCTGAAGCCTGACCCACGACTGACTGTATCCGAATGGGCAGATACCTACAGGATTCTTACCACAGAGTCAAGTGCAGAAGCAGGTAAGTATCGCACAGCTAGAACACCATACGTTAAAGAGATTGCAGACTCCTGTTCACCAACGTCACCTGTGAACCAAGTGAAGGTTATGAAGGGTACGCAGGTTGCAATATCCACTACGGGTGATAATATCGCTCTTACCTACCTAGACCTGTATCCTTCTCCAATCCTGTATATCGTGCCTACGGAAACTTTGGCTAAGGGTACATCAAAGAGAAGATTCAATCCGTCCATAAAGGCAATCCCACATCTACACAAGAAGATACTCAACAGCAAGTCAAAAGGTGATGTTGGTGGTATGTTCACCAAAGAGGTTGCAGGTGGTGGTATCACTCTTGGTTGGTCAAACTCCACATCTTCATTCCGTTCATTCTCTGCAAGGGTTGTAATCCTAGATGATGTTGACGGATTCGGTGAGTTTGGAGAGGGTAACGTAATGACTTTGGCGAAAGCAAGAGCAGATGCTTTTTCAAACAAGATGATTTATATCAACTCAACTCCAACAATCGAGGGTGAATCGAATATCGAGAAAGAGTTTGAAGATTCAGACCAACGTGAATATTTTATGCCCTGTCCCGAATGTAAAGAGCTTATCAACTTTGAGTGGGAAAACTTTATCTTTGACCATAAGGACTATGTGCTGATAGGTGACGTTGAATATTCCTGTAAGCATTGTGGAACTCTCATACCTGAATATAAGAAAACTTGGATGATGGCTGAAGAGAATGGTGCGAAATGGATTCCACAGCAGGAGCATATCCACAGAGGGTATCTTCTACCAAGCTTCCTGTCCCCTGTAGGGTGGCTATCTTGGAACGACATAGCGAGAGAGTTCCTGAAGGCAAAGAAGGTCTTGAACAGGGGTGATTCCCGTCTTATGCAGACTTGGGTGAACACTAGGCAGGGTAGACCATTCAAGCCAAGACTAGATGGTGTTGATATTGTTGACCCTGATAGTAGAACTGAAGAGTACGGTGCAGATGTACCAAACGGTGTATTCATACTCACAGCAGGTACAGATACACAGGATGATAGAACCGAAACAATAGTCTTGGGACACGGCAAGAATGGTGAGATATGGATAATCGACTACAAGGTTATCGCAGGTGACTTTCAGTACGAGGAGTCCAAGAGGTTACTCGATGAGTATTACGATACTGTGTTTACGAGAGTGGACGGCTTCAAGATGAAGATATTTGGTAAGGGTATTGATACAGGTGGTCACAGGACTAAAGCTGTCTACGAGTACGTCAAGAACAGGCTACCAAACAAAGTCTTTGGATTCAAGGGTTCATCTATACCAAATGCACCTGTAGTGAACAAGCAGATGCACCAACTATCCTATGGGGACAGAAACCTGTTTATGATTGGTACGACAACTATCAAGGATGATTTCTATGCAAGGCTTGGAATCACAGAAGTTGGAGTGAACTATGTACACTTTCCACGAAAAGATATTATCGACAAAAAGTTCTTCAATATGCTTACGGCAGAGAAGAGGGATGAAAAAGGGAAGTACGTTAAAATCCGTACAAGGAACGAAGCGATTGACTGTACTGTGTATGCGATTGCAGTTCTCACGATTCTGAATATAAATATTGACGACCTGAACAAGCCTATTTTACATATCGGAGAGATACCGAAATCTGCTACCGAGAAAAAGGTACGGGACGTAAGAAATTATTTAGATGAATATTAATTAATATGATATAATAACAAAAAAGGATTCCTATGGCTATTGTATTAAGAACTTATGGTGAGCAACTACAAGAAGTAGAAAATGCTATCACGGCAGTAATGAGTGGGCAACGCTACGAAATCAATGGACGTTCAATGTGGCGACCTGATTTAGCAGAGCTTAGAAGGGAACGTGAGCTACTTACGCAGAAGCTTCAGACCTATGGTGATATTATACCAACGCAATCGGCTCAAACAGGTAGAGCGTATGGAGTAAGTTTTGGGTAAATCAATTATGGCTAGAATGACCAATAACAGGGGATTCTATGAGGGTGGTAAAAAGACACAGGCGAATCGTGACTTTTGGAACGCAAACTCTCACTTTGAATCGACAGCAGTAGCAGACCGTGATACTATGAGAGCTAGAGCAAGATGGCTCTATGCGAACAATCCAATTATGGCAAACATTGATGGTGCTATCACAGACAACGTAATCGGTAAAGGTATCGGGCTTCAGAGCAATATCGGCAAGGGTAAGCTCGATGATGAGATTGAAAGACGTTGGAAGGCTTGGGGTAAGGACAAAAACAAGTGTGACTCTATGGGTAAACTGTCTTTTGGCGACATTCAACGGGTACTTTTAATGACTCGGATGGTTGATGGAGAGGTTTACATCTATAAACGCTATACAGACGAGGGATTGAAGCTTCAAGTGATGGAAGCAGATGCTTTAGACGGTGGAGCAGACAACGGAGTAGAGAAGGATTCTCTCGGAGTAATCACAGGTTATCGCTTCAAAGTGGCTGATAAAGACGGAAATTATACGTCACAAACGGTCACAATTCCTGTAGAATTTATCATAAATTACCACAAAACAGAGAGATTTTCGCAAGATAGAGGTATAACAGAGTACAAACAGGCTATTTTAGACATAAAAAACTTCTCTGCATACCAATCAAGCACTATTTCGGGTGCTAGAGCAAGGGCTTCTATCGCATATACAGTACAAGCTGATGCGAATCCTGCAAATATGGGTGTAGGTGGCGACAAAGACAAGGAACTACAGGAAATCAACGGTGTTATGGTGTATTACCTGCGTAAAGGTGAATCTATCTCCAAAACAGCACCACAGGGTGCTTCAGAGGACTATAAATCGTTTGTTGAAACAACAATCAGGCTTATCGCTACAGCAAGACGGGTTTCATACGAACTTGCCTTCAAAGACTACTCTAAGGTGAACTTTGCTTCATCAAGAGCTTCATTGATACAAGACAACTACCGTTTCGATACAGAGCAGGAGCATTTCATCACTTATGTACTGAATGATGTTTTCAGAACTTGGTTGGAGATTGAAATTATGAGAGGGAACATTAAAATCCCACTTGCAAAGTTTCAAGAAGATGATTCTCAATACCTGAAGCAAACTTGGATGCTACCAAAGAGAAGTTGGGTTGACCCACTAAAAGATATGTTGGCAGTTGAAAAAGAAATCGCTATGAACCTTACCACACAGACAGAACAAGCACAGATGCTAGGTAAAGATTTTGAAGAGATACTTCAGAAAAAAGCTGAAGAGGTTGAGCTTATGAAGCAGTATGGATTATGGGTTGAGCCTGAAGCACCAAAGTCAAGTGAGCAGGAATCTCCTACACAGGCTATGGCAGATGCAAGAGATATGATTGAGGAGCTGACCCACAGGTTAGAAATCCTTGAATCAGGAAAATAATCTATCCATATTAAAAAATATGATATAATTAGGTGTTAAAGGATTCATTATGCTAGAAAAAAGAAATGCTCTACAGGGCGAAACACATTATCGTAAAGCCACCTACGTTAGTAGGGAAGAAGGCAGTACCGATTCAAAACTATCCTTTATCTTTGTTTCGGAAGATAATGGTGGGTTAAGACAAGATTGGTGGTCGGGTGATTCTTACGAGGAACGCTTAGACGTTAATGGTGGCTCAACGAAAAGCCTAAACACATTTTTTAAAGACCATAACAGGTCTGTCGATAGTGCTGTTGGACGGATTGAAAATGTGAGAGTGGATGGTGGTACTATCAAGGGTGATGTTGTTTTCGGTACAGGTGCAGATGAGCAAAGTATCTTCAGAAAGTATGACGAAGGTATTTTGACCGATGTATCTATTGGGTACAGAATCAACAAATACGAGGTGGAAGAACGTGAAAGCGACATTGATGTTGTTACCGTTACTGACTACGATATTTTTGAAGTGTCGGCAGTTGGAATCGGTTTCGATTCAGGAGCAAAAAAAGAGCGTTCAATTTCTTTAGAAGATGAATCAGAGTTGATAGCAAGAGTGGAAGCACTTGAAGCTATCTACGGTATCACAAACAAGGAGTAGTCAATGACACTAAAAGAGAGATTGGCGAAGCTAGAAGCTATCGCAAAAAGAACAGCAGAGCAGGATGATGAGCTTACGAAGGTAAGAGCAGACATTAAGGCTGAAGAAGCAACAAGAGCAAAGAAAGAAGCTGACGACAAAGCAGAAATGCAACGTATGAAAGCAGAAAATCTTGAACTCAAAAGACAGGCAGAAATTGCAAAAATTGCAAGTATCTACAATGTATCAGAAGAGCTTAGAACTAAGTATCTTGAAGATGCAACACTTGATGCACACGCTTTCACAAGAGCAATTCTTGATGAGAAGAGCAAAGAAACAGTAGCTGTAAGAGTTGGGGACATTCCTAACAAAGAAGCTATGATGGGTGAGCTACAGGATGTACTTGCTTCAAGAATGGGTGTTGCAGTTGACTTGTCTAAAAACTCTTTTGCTTCAGCAGGTTTCTCTGATATTGCAAGAGCAGTAACAGGTAACACAAACAACTTTGCTATGTCAAATTCTGATGTTGCACACAGAGCTATGGCTACTTCAGACTTCCCACTTCTTTTGCTAGAAGCAGGTAACAGAAAAATCATTGAAGATTTCTCGGCAGAAGAGCATACATACAAGATGTGGGTACAAGAAGAAGATGTGCGTGACTTCAGACAAATCACAGACATTACTACTCAAACAGCAGGTGGTGAGCTTGACCCTGTTCAAGAGAATGGCGAGTTGAAAGACGTTGAGCTTGGTGAAGGTGCTGAAAGATGGAGCATTGATACTTATGGTAACAGATTTACTATCACTCGTAAGATGATTGTTAATGACGACCTTAATGCCTTCACAGATATGCTTTCAAACGTAACTGAAAGAGCAGGAAATCTTGCAAACAATATGGTGTACAACCTATTGAGAAAAGCAGGTAATCAGGCAGGGTACAAAATGGCAGATGGGAAATCAATCTTCCACGCAGACCACAACAACTTGGGTGCAGATGTATTTGATGCAGAAGGTGTTGCACTTGAAAAAGGTATCTTGGCTATGCGTTCACAGATGATGGCAAATGGTAAAACAAGAGCCAATATCGCACCTAAGTATCTGTTTGTTCCTGCTGAACTTGAAGTAAAAGCAAGAGTTCTTCTTGGTTCTATGGCAAGTGTTAAGGACAACAAAAACACAGGTGTAATCAATCCTTATCAAGGTGTTGTTGAAGTTATCGTTGACGGAAACCTTCAGGGTACTGAATGGTACTTGGCTTCAAGCAGACGTACTATCAAAGCAGGTTATCTTGCAGGTACAGGTCGCAGACCAATCCTTCAGGTTGATAGAAACGCATTGTCGAACACTTCTTTTGAAGGTATCTTTGACTTTGGTGTTATGGCACAAGACTTTAGAGGTCTTTACAAGGGTAACTAAGATTGAGAGGGCTTTAAGCTCTCTTCAACATACAATTTAAGGAGTATGATATGGTAAAAATAGCGAGATTCGTCCAAGAGGGCAAAGTAGTAGACATTATTGCAACGGCAGATGTTGTTGGTGGTCAACCGATTGATTTCGGTGCAAGAGTTGGTATCGCTTCAGCAGATGCACTTACAGGTGAGGGTGTAGCACTTCAACTTGAAGGTGTATTTGAGTTCACAGCAGTAACAGCAGATACAATCGCACTTGGCGACAAGATTTATCTTGATAATGTTGGTGGAGTTGAAGCAACTACAGTTGCAACATCCAATCAGACAATCGGTTATGCTGTAACTGAAAAAGCAGGTGCAGTTGCAGGTACAGTCTTAGTCAAACTAGGAGCGTAATATGGCAAAGGTAGAATTTTTAGCTACGACTTTGACGAGCAGAGGACGTTTTGAGAAGGGTGAGGTCGCTGACTTCCCTGATGCAGAAGCGAAGGACTTACAAAGGCTTTCTTCAGTCAAGAGTGGTAAAACATCCACCGTGAAGGAAGAGAAGAAGCCTTCTGTGAAAAAAGAAGCAGTTAAAAAGTCTGCTGAAAAAGTAGAAGATAAATGACCCTAAAAAGCTCTCTTAAGAAAGACCTTGAAGTGTTCTTCAATGTGGACGAATTTGCAGATAAGGTTTCATACTTTATAGGCTCTACGTCTACTGATGTTACAGTTCAGTTCTATGACGAAGAGAGTGCTATGGGTGATACGCTTCTTAGAAAGATGGTCATTCCTATTGACGAGATACCAAACCTATCAAGGGACGGGTATTTCATCATAGGTGGGAATAAGTACGGAGTCATTGATTTCTTTCCCGATGAGCAGAATCTAATCTTTAATGTTATAACTCAAAAAGGGATGAAATAATGGAAGATGATTACCTATTTTGCACAGAAGCAGAAGTCAAGAAGATTCTGATTGATGTTGTGGGTAGAACCGATGAAGCACCTGCTGTTTTTGTTGCCTACAGGGAACAGGACAGAAATAAGTTTCTTAGGAAGGTCACTTTTGTAATTCAGACCGAAGAGGGCAACGAGGAGCTAATTAACAATATTGTTAAAGAGTCCCTGAAGTACGACACGCAATTTAAGTTCACCAAATCTGATATTAATGTTCAGAGTGGGAATCTTACAATGGACTATCTGTTTGTGGAAGCAAACATTTATCCTAAACTATAAACAAGGGAGCTATTATGGCTAGAAACAGTATTTTTACAGGTGGTGGTAAACTCTACTTCCAAAAGGCACTAGGTAACGGGACTTATGACCCAATTCTTTATTTCGGTAAGACGGATGGTATTTCATTTTCTACAGCAGTAGAGTGGAAAGAACACTTTGACTCGGAAGGTTGTACTCAATTACTTGATGCAAGACTTCCTTCAAAGAAAACAGCAGAGGTTAAATTCTCCACTTCAGAGATTACTCTTGATATGCAGAATAGAGCGTTCTTGGGTACTATCGTTGAAACAACTCAATCGGCAGGTACAGATGTTGCTGTAGTGGTAGCAGGTACACTTGTTAAGGGTGACTATGTTGTTGATACAGGGTACTACAATGCAACGGGTATTATCGTAAAAGATGCGACTGATACAACTACCTACACAGAGGGTACTGACTATACTTTTGATTCTAAATCAGGGTATATCACTATCATAAGCACAGGCGATGGTGGTTCTATTGTTGAGGGTGTAGGTCTTAATCTTACACTCGGTACAGTTCCTGCTCAAACCATTGAAACTTCTGCTACAATGAAAGAGTCTGCACTAATCGGTAGATTTATCGTTATCACATCTTCACAGACGGGTAACAACTACAAATACATCTTCAAAAATGTATCTGTAACACAAGATGGTGACTTTGCACTTAAAGGTGAAGAGATTGGTACACTTTCGTTTTCAGGTTCAGCTATGGTTGATACTGTGGACAACGGTGAACTTTCTGACTACCTAGACATTGTTAAGCTAGACAGCACAGACTGTTAATCCATACCACCTCTTACGGGGTGGTGTTGTTATGACTAAAATTAACTTAAATGGTTGATTTTTGTGATAAAAACAAAATACAAGGGAATAAAATGAAAAAGTATCCAATCAGGAAGATTAAACTCGATGTAGAAGCACTAGGTGGGGTCATAGAGCTTCACGAACTGTCTATCAGGTACAAGGAGCTGTGTAACGCAGATAGTAGCCACGATACAGTAAAGAATGGTCTTATGGATGCAGGAATGACTGAAGAGCAATATCTATCTCTTAGTGAGCAGACTTCAGTAGATATTATGAATGATGTTATTGACCTTACTTTCCCAAATGCAAGAGCAGAGCTTCAGAGGATGATAGAAGAAGGTACTTTTGTACCACCTACTGAAGAAGAGAAAGAAGCTTCAAAAAAAAACTAATTTCTGATATTGCAAAGCTTATCTCCAACGGTCACTCTGATGCGTATGAGTACAGCACTTCATTCTTCTATGCCTGTTTAGCACAGCTTGGCGATAGTAGCCTAGAAGATATTAGAAATAATGCAATCGCTACAAGGGGTGCAAAACTAGAGGACTTTGAAGGGTTCTTGGACACCCTATCCCCACGAACTCAAACAGACATTGATACTTCCCACGAATCAAACATAGCTATGCTGAATAAAAAAATGTGATATAATACTAATAAATATGAAAGGGCTAAATAATGGATGATAAGCAGATACAGATAGCCATTGATACCAACTCGAAAAAAGCACAAGCAGACATAAAGAAGCTTACGGCTCAAATCAATAAAATGAACAACGCTATGAACAAAGGTTCAAAGGCTACTGTAGGTCAAGTTGGTCAAATGACTAGAAGCTTTAAATCACTTACAGCTCACGTTGCAAAATTGGCATTGATTTACGGGACTTTCAAAGGTCTTATTTCAGGTGGTGTAGTAACGGCACAGTTTGAGCAATCAATACAGAGATTGGGTGTATATTCGGGTGTTTCAGGTGAGGAGCTAGGCAGACTATCAGACAAGGCTCTTCAGCTTGGAGAATCAACGGTTTTCTCTGCAACACAGGTAGCAGATGCACTAAATCAGATGGCTCTTGCAGGACTTACAAGTGAGGAGCAATTAGCAGGTATCGAGGACGTTCTAAATCTTGCTTCAGTAGGTATGATTGATATTGCAGAAGCTTCAGACATAGCAGTAACATCTATGAAGTCTTTTGGACTAGAAGCAACACAAATTAACGACATTACTGACATTATTGCAAAAGGTTCAACCATATCTGCAACTACAATTACTGAATTAGGTCAAGCACTTAAAAAGGTAGGTACTGTAGCCAAAGCATATAACGTAACTCTTGAAGAAACAGTTGCATCACTTGGTGTCTTAGCAGATGCAGGTAGAAGAAACGCAGAAGCAGGTAATCAGCTTAAAATTGTAATGTCAAGATTGGCAGGTAACAAGGAAGCTAAAAAGTATATTGACCAACTTGGTGTTTCAATGTACGATACGAGTCACCAAATAAAACCTTTTGCAGGTCAATTAGGGATAATTAGAGAAGCGTTAATGAAATTAGCTCCTGATGCTAGAGCCATAAAATTAAGTGAGATTTTTGGTGAAGAGGGTAAAGCTTCAGCAATCGCACTAATGGAAAATTTAGATGAACTAGACATTAAATTGAAGAAAATCAGAAAAGCTATGGGTGATGATTTTGCTAGTCAATCTGCAAAAAGAATGATGGACACACTAAAGGGTTCTTACGATAACTTAATGTCTGCACTCGAAGGTCTTGTACTGAAGATTGGTAATGAGCTTACACCTGTAATCAGAGATTTAATGGATAATCTTACTGAAACACTAAGGGGAATGGACAGCGAGAAGGTAAAGGAATTTACCAACGCACTAGGTGGGCTATTAAGTGCCTTTGGTACTGTTATTGGTGTAGTAATTGACTTAGCAGGTGGTATTGCAAGACTGTCTTTAGATTACCCAAGATTGGCTACAGCTATAACAGGTGTTGTTGTTGCTATGAAGGCATTAGCTGTAATTCAGGGTGCAGGGATAATAACATCAAATGGGTTGTCTTTCGCTATGAAGAGAAACATAGTGTTGATGCTTAGGCTTAGAGCAACTATGATGAGCTTCATTATGGCGAATCCTATGCTATTGGCTCTTACGGCAATAGTGCTAGGTCTTAACTACTACAATGATTCAATTCAGACGGCAAACAAGAACACTTCAAAGTCTGCTAGATTGGCTATCGAAGAGGGTAAGGCAGTAAGCTTCTTGGCTAAGAGGGTAATGACTTACTACGATGCAAAGTCAAAACTGTACAAAATGACCGAAGAGGAGCAAAAGAAAGAGCTTATCGCTTTAGGTAAGCAGTATGTTGCTACAGATAAGATACTAGAGCAGGGCAAAAAAGAGTATGAAACAGACGAGAATTGGCTAAAGCGTAAAGAGCATATCAATACGTCTTTGGAGTTGTTGCAATCTTCAATAATGAAAGTATCAGGTGCTACAATAAAGACTATTGATTTAACAAAGCAACAAACAGAAGCTTGGGAAAAATACGGTGTTATTCTTGATACAAAAGTTGCTACAAACGTATTGAAGCTAGGT